ATGTATAAATGTCTGTATATATAGACCGATGGGGAGTTAAATATCTAGTTTGCTAAGCAGCTGTAAGCTGCTGTAAAAATGACTTGTAAAAAGTCTTTTTTACTAGATATACACCTGTTTAAGCGAAAAAATATACTTGTTCATAAAAAAACCTAAAACTAGTCTATACTTTTTGCCTAAAATCAGTAAAATCCCGAAAATTTTGGTTTATTTTTGCCTAAAAGCATGTCTAATAGCCAAGCTCTTTTAAAAGTCGACAAAGTTAATGGACATGGAATATCAGTGTATATTTTTCCGTAACTGATTTGAATGCTTTCGTACAGAAAATTAGCTAACTGAACATTATTTTCAAAATATTCATAATCCTGTATTCGTTTAATTGTGTTTTGAAAGTTAAACCAATTATAGTCCAAACAACTTTGTTCGAAAACATAGTCAAATTGAACGATAAAGAAATAGGCAAGATCTTTCAAACTAATTTCTTCAAAATCTTTGCCTAGTCTTAAGTTCTGTATTTGCTTAGATACGTGAATATAAGACTGATCCCGTTTCGGTAGTTTGGACATAGTAGTCCCAAACAGTCCCTTATTGCCTTTAAATTGTTTAAAATTTAACTCGGTTTTAGACACGTCGTTATCCGTACCTGTTAGCCTCTGTCTGCTCATGTTTTACGCTCCTAGTATATTTACCCTAACTTACTCCTACTCTTTAAAATAGGTCGCAAATATTACGATTTTTTACGCTTTTTAGCCTTTTTAAAGCGTAGGGTGTAAGATGTAGTCTCAATTACAGCTTCTTTAAACAAATCCTTATCAATTTTGCCTTCGTAAATAAGGTCCTCTAGTAAGTCTTCGTTAATAGTAGGCTTCATTACAATTAGATTTTGAAAAGCTTCCTTTTCATTACCTTTAGCATTATCAATAAGTGACTGAACAATAGGGATTGTTTTTGACTCGTCCATACTTGTTTTGACAGAAGGGGAACATGAAATACTCCACCCACCGACTTCTGCACTTTCAATGTCTTCCGCTAACATATACTCTTTAAGGTTGTTTTTCTCTTCTTTGACCGTTTTAGATAGTGTGTTAGCTTCCAAGTTATGTTCAGCTGCTACTTCTACAAGTTCTAAAAATTGTTCTTCTGTTTTAATTACTGTCATTGTTGTTAGGTTCCTTTCTTAGTAGTTCGTTTACATCTTCACCAATTTCTTCACTGAGTTCTTTTTTGAAATCCTGCTTGTCTTTCAAAATTTTATTACGTTCTCCCCACATATACTCCCTATTGTAGAAAGCTAAATCTCCTGGCAGAATTCTGTCCCTAAACTGAATAAGTTTTTGAACACCTTCCTCACTCCAATAGCGAGATCCCTTCTTATCCAAATCTGTACGATACGTAGGTAGTACAAACGGAAAGTGAATATTATGTTCCTTTGCGTACTTCTCAGCTCCGTACCAAACACGAGTAATGGTAGTATGGCTACGCTCTACCATTTTACAAACCTCAGATACGCGGTAATATTTAATACCGTTAATCTCTTTCATCTAAAAGTCTCCTTATTTTTAAACATTGTTCCTTAGTAGGAAGTTTATCATATCTTAACATTCGAACCACTGTAGACTCACTAATGTTCAGTAATTGTCCAAGCTCCTCATTAGTATAAGAAGTGGTTAAGTACGCAAGCATAGTGCAGTGATCCAAGGGGGTTTTAGGAAGAGGACCTTCCAACTTCCTTTTAACGTCCAGTCTAGTCCTGGACAGTTTGCTTAATGTATGCACCTAGTAATTACCTTTTAAGCAGTAAGTCCATTACTGTAGACAGTTTATTTTTCAAAGGCACACCGTCTACAATATAGTCCGCAAGTTCCCCTTTACTTGCAACAATGTCCTCAATTGTTTCGTCTATTGTGTCTTTGCAAACTAAAGTAATAATATTTACAGTCGATTTAGCTCCAATGCGGTGTGCTCTATCTTCTGCTTGATCCTTTTCCCCTCTAGTCCAAGGACTGTCTAAAAATATTACCGTAGTAGCTTTAGTTAGCGTGAACCCTGTACCTAATGCTCCAATAGTTCCACAAATTACAGATGGACCTTTACTACTTAAAAACCTTTCTATTTCTTCAAATTTGTCTTTCGTCTCACCTGTCACTAAAAATGTAGGCAAACGAGCTTTACACAAATCGTAGAAGGGTGTAATTACCTGCTCCCAGTTACTGAAAACAATAACGGACTTACCGTCCTCTGCTAGTTCGTCTATAAGTTCAAACGCTCGTTCATACTTAGCTGACTTAACTGACTTACTTGTTAGGATGTTTGGATTGCCTGTAGTCTGTCTTAACCTAATTGTTTCAGCTAATGGGTTACTACTTAGCATTACCTTGTCAATATCCTCAATTAGTTGGGTCCTAACTTCGTTGTAAATCTTACGTTGATTAACGTTCATATCTACATATTCAGTTGATCTTATCTTTGGAGGTAAGTCCAGTACTTGTTCCTTAGTACGTCTTAGCATATTATTGTTCACTAAATCTTTTAGTTCACTTAAATGACGGTACCCAGTAACTTGTCCGAAGTTATCTAACACGCAGTACCGAGCTTTGAAAGCACTAAATGAGTGATTCTCAACTCCTAACCACTTAAGTACATTATAAGTATCTACAGGAGTATTAAGTAAGGGTGTCCCAGTCAAAGCTAGTTTATAGTGACTTTTCAAATTATGTAAAGCCTTGCCTAACTGACTGGATGGGTTTTTACATTTATGAATCTCGTCCACTACTACCATACCTATTGTCCCGTTTAGTGTTAATTCCTTAACACTTGCCGCAAAGGATTTATCTCGTAGTGTTTCAATGTTGGTAATTAAGAAGTACTCCCTGTGTCCTGCTAGTAAGTCTTCTGTTCTTTTACTAACTGAATCAATTACAACTGAATCAGTTCTAGTTACACGGGATCCTAAAATATGAGCAGATTCGTTCGAATGAACCTGTACTTCCTTTGCCCAATTCCATTTAAGACCGCTTACGCAACAGACGATAAGACAATGTTCGAACTGCCCTCTTCTACTTACAGCAATGTCAATTGCTTGCTTAGTTTTACCAAGTCCCTGCTCGTCCCCTAGTAGAAAACTAGGATGTTCCTGTGCGTAGTTGAAACATTCTAATTGGTGTTCAAAAGGTTCAGTTTTGAAAGTAAAACTAGAATCACTATTAGTCTGTAGTTTATTTTTCGAACTAATATAATCCCTAATGTCCTTAGGTAACTTACCACTAATTTCGACATCCCAATAAGACAGAACATCTAGTAACTCCAAAAGGTACCTACTCGGAACCTCAAACTTATTAAAACCTCGTTCTACTATTTTAGGAAGTGTGCTTAGTTGGGAGGATAATAGTTCCTCGTCCTCCGTGTCTTTGGGTATAGAGATATAAGCACTATTTCCTTTTTTATGTAGCCTAGATTTTTCAATCTTAATCTCAATCATAAGTTAACCTTGCTTAGCGGCTGCGTGTGAAAAGTGAATAAGTTCCATAGCAGTATCCAAGTCTTCCATTTTGTTGATATTGAAGAAACCATCAATAGGCCATCCATAAGAAGCAGGAACAATACGATCCAACTTCTTCTTAGTTTCAGGATCCATGCCTCGTGTAAGTACGTTAATACGCAAACGAGTTTTGCCTTGGAAAATTTTGACAAAGTTATATTTGTGACTGTACTTAATAAACTGTGTTGTTACACCTCTGCGACTTGACGGATAAGCTTCACTAATACGTTTTTCAAGTTCCTTTGTAATTGAAAGAACGCGGTCACTTTTAGGAGTACCTTTTCGCTTAGTTGTAACTTCCTTAATACCTACTTCCTCCACACTATTTTCTTCCTCAATAGTGTGTTTAACAACTGTTGGACGTTTAACTGTCCGAACTTTGCGTACTTTAGGTCCTGTTACAGGTGTAGGTTTAGGAACCTCCACTTCTTCAGTGACAGGTTCCTCAGCTACTTTATACCAGCGTTTTATTGTCCCCTCTGCTACAGATTTAGTGTCTCCTGTAGTTACGTCCTCTAATGTATACTTACCTTCCCAAAATCCCTTAACGATAAACTCGTTACCGTTGCGAGTGTTTGTTACTTTAGTTCCTTGTTTTAATTCTGCCATTGTTCAGTCTCCTTAGTTATTATTTTGAAAGAATTGTGTCAATTTGTTTGTTCAATTGTGCTAGTTGTGATTTACGACGGTTGCTAACTTTGCCATTTGCCAACCAAGTTTTTTTTTAATTTTGGCTTGAAGAATATTTTGACGAGTTGTTAATTTGTCAAAGATGTTCATTCGAACTGCGTCTTCGTTATCTTCAAGTGAGATGTAAACTGTATCCCTAATTAAACCTAAACGGTTAACTTCACGGTCAAGATTGTTAAGATTTAGTGTCATACCTTTGTATCCTAAAATTGTACCTTTGTCATTAAGAAGTTTTACAGTCTTAGCACGTTTTTCCACTAGTACTGGCACATAGTGGAACTCACCTACTTCTTTCAAAATGCCTACATAAATTTCTTCTACTTTATTCATTGTTTTTAGCTCCTTTACTTGTTTACATCTATATTATATAGTAATACAT